AAGAAGCCGATAAAGTGCTGCCTGATTGGCAAATTGAGGCAATTAAAGAATTGGCTGCCGTGCCTCAAACCCATGTGCCTGCCGAATTTACCGAATCACCCCCAAAAAACCATGAATACAAGGAGACCCCTATGTCGTTGGAACAAGAGCTTGCAGCCGAAAAGGCCGCCCGCGAAGCTGCCGAGAAGGAGGCCGCCGAATCGCAGGCGGAATTGAAAAAGCTGCAAGACGAGCAGCATACCGCCCTGCGCGATGGTGCGCATGAGCAGAATGTCGAATATGCCGAAGGCTTGGTCAAGACAGGCCGTCTGAAACCTGCCGACAAGGATTTGGTCGTCAAGGTTTTGGATTTTGCCGAATACCCTGACGACGTAACTGCCGACTTCGGCGAAGGCAGTAAGAAGCAGCCTTTGTCTGATGCGCTGCGTGCGTTTTTTACCGCTGTCCTGCCTAAGCAGATTCAGGGAGGCGAGATGGCTAAAGGCGAAACGCCGTCGGGATTGGCGGCAGACTTTGCCGAAGCGTCGGACCCAGAAGCCTTGAGCCATCACCAACGTGCATTGGCATTGGCGGCGAAGGAAGGTATCCCTTACGAAGAGGCTGCCCGCCGTACTATTGCTTAAATCATCAACCCATCAAATGCGACGACGTCGTTGCATTTGACCTAAAAAAGGATAAAACATGAGTGCATCTCATTTGCGCGGTCTGCGCGGCCAGCTTGATCCGGTTTTGACCAATCTCGCACTGGGCTACAAGCAGGCGGATTTTATTGCCGAGAAAATCTTCCCGGTGGTGTTTACTGAAAAAGAAGGCGTGCGTGTGCCGGTGTTCGGCAAGGGTTCGTTTGTCGAATATCAGACCGAACGTGCGGTCGGCGCGGCGTCTAATGTGATTACGCTGGACTCACCAAGCTTTATGCCGGTCGTGTTGGAAGAGCATGATTTGGCCGCCGGTGTGGATTACCGCGAACAAGCCGAATCCATGTACGACGAGCGCGCCAAGGCAACACGCCGCGCGGTCAAGGGCGTGCAGCTGCGTCAGGAAATCGAAACTGCCGCCCTCCTGCAAAACAAATCGGCTTATCAGTCCGGTTTCAGCAAAGACTTGTCCGCCACACAAAAATGGAGCGATAAAAACTCTGATCCGTTGGCAGACATCGAAACCGCCCGCGAAACGGTACGCGCCGGCTGCGGTGTACGCCCGTCGGTACTGGTGGTAGGCGCGGGCGTGCTGTCGGCACTGAAACGCCACGAGAAACTTATCGGTGCGCTGGGTGCGAATGAACGCAAGTCCCTGCTCACGGTCGAGCAGCTGAAAAACCTGCTGGAGTTGGACGACATCATCGTCGGCGAAGCGGTATCTACGCCTGCCGCAAATAAGGCTACCCAAGATATTTGGGGCAAATTCGCCAGCCTGATTGTGCGTCCGCATACGGCTTCCGGTGGCAATGACGAGGGTGAGCCGAGCTTCGGTTATACCTTCCGCCGTCGCGGTATGCCGGTAGTCGACCGCTACGAAGAAGTCGGCGGCAAGGTGGAATACGCGCGCTATACCGACATCCGCAAAGCGGCGGTGGTCGGCGGTGCATGCGGTTTCTTGTTTGAAAACGCGGTTGCGTAGATGTTGAAAGGCCGTCTGAAAGGCTTCAGGCGGCCTGCGGAGGGAAAAATGACGTTATCTGTGAAGTATGAAGATTTGAATGCCCGCATTACCGAGGTACGGTACCACCGCGTCGAAGGAACGACTTCAACCGTATGTACGGTGATCTTGCATTCCGGGTTTGTCGTCGTCGGCCATTCTGCCGCTCTCAATTCCGAGGCGTTCGTGGCGGAGACGGGGCGTGAGCTGGCCTATCAGGACGCGTTGCAAAATCTGTTGGCCTTGGAAGCCTACCGTATCAAAGAAAATGCGCATGACGCGCAGCAAAAGGAGTCTTAAATGGCACAAGCGAAGCAAGTGGTTTTGGTAACCACGGTCAAAACATCAGGCAAGGTGGTCAAAAACCGCTTTGTGGATTTCGCAGGCAAACAGGCCGTCGCCGGTGTGAAAGTGCTGGGCACTGCTACTTTGGATGCGGATGCGGGCGAAATGTTGGCCGTTGATGTATTGGGTATCGCCTTGGTCGAGGCAGGCGGCACGATCGCTGTGGGCGATGAAGTAGCAGCCGATGCACAAGGCGCGGCAGTCAAGGCGGCAGGTAATGCCAAGATTGCCGGTACGGCGCGCTCTGCGGCGACAGCGGCGGGCGAAGTCATCCAAGTATTTTTGAAAGGCTGATCATGGCTAAAGTTTATATCGCAAACACCCCGTTAATTTTGGAAAACGAACAAGGCAACCAATTTCGCGTCGAAGCCGGCGAAGCGGTTGAATTAACGGCGGAGCAGTACGAATCGGTCGCGGCACACGTTACCCCGACACTGACAACCGGCGAAGAGCTGGATGCGCAACAGGTCAAGACCCCGACGCCTGCAGCAACACCGTCCGAAGAAACGCCGCCGGCCGGCGAGGAAGGCAATAAGTCGAAACGCGGCCAAAAAGGGGAGTAATCCATGTATATCGGTGCGGATGATTTGACGGCCGCGATGGGCAAAACGGAGTTGGTGCAACTGACCAACGACAATGCGCGCGGGACGGAACCCGACGCTCAGGTCATTGAGTCGGCAGTGCGTTATGCCTGTGATTTGGTGGACGGATACCTGCGGGGCAGATATGTGCTGCCTTTGGCGGACACGCCGACGGTGTTGCAGCCTTTATGCATCAACATCGCGCGCCATTTTTTGCACAGCCGCCGCATCAACCG